TACACTTTATTCAGGTGGTCGTCAAAAAGGAGCCATAAATCAACCTTATACACTGTCTTATTATGATGATACAGTATTAAATGCGGAAATGGATATCAATCTTTTGGATTTGAACGGAAACATCAATAGAACATTTACATTCTATGAAATTTTTCCAATTGAATCTTTGCCAATTGACTTGAACATGATCGATCCAAACAAGTATTCAACTTATCAAGTGTTGATAAATTTTAGAGATTATACCATCACATCACCCACAGGTTAAACCATGTCAGATTTACCATCGTTGAATTTTTTATTACCAGAGTATGAAACCACACTTCCTTTTTCTGGTTTTTCAGTAAAATTTACTCCTTTTAGAGTAAAGGATGCAAAAAGCATATCCATCGTGCTGCAAGAAGAAAACAAAAAACTGTCATTTAATATGATGGTTGAGTTGATAAAAAATAATGCAAAGGATGTAAATGTGCTGGATCTGTGTGCTGGTGATCTTGAGTTTTTGTTTTTGCAGATACGCTCCAAGAGCGTTGATGAGCGCTTGAATTTGATCTACAATCAAGAAAAGATTCAAGTCTATATTTTTGATATAAAACACAGAAACAACAACACATCAAAAACAATAAAAGTAAATGATGATACCCACATTGTTTTGGAGACTCCAAAGGCAAAAGATCTACTTAAACTAGATTCATTTGAAAAAGATAATTTAGTTAAATCTTGCATCAAAAAAATAATAGTAAAAAATGAAATATATCATTTGAATAAATTTATTACAAAAGATCTTCAAATTTTAATAGATAATCTACCACTGTCTATTTTGCCAGAACTTGAGGATTTTTGGAAAACCCAACCTGAACTTTATGTTACCATTGCCACAAAAGATGGTGACAAGGAGGTCAGTGGATTCTTAAATTTTTTTACTTATCGGTAAAGTTTTTTGACTTAAAGGATTACTTTACCGCCAATTTTACTTTAATAAATAATTTTAACTGGAACTTGTATGATCTTGATAACATGATTTGGTGGGAGCGCGAGATATATGTTAATTTGTTGATTGAATATCAAGAACAGAAAAAACAACAAGAAATGGCAAAAAGATATGAGGCAAGATCGTTATGAATGAAGAGCCAGCACAACCAGCAAAAATAGATGTCATGGCTGAACGCCAGCTCTTTACTCCTTCTCTTGATAAAGATGATCAACAAATAAATGTTGCCATAAACGCAGCCTCTAGTACCGCACTACCTGCTTCAATTCTATATGAACCAACAAATGTATTGATTGGAGATACCCCACAAGCACAAGTTGCCCAGGTATCAATGGATCTCAAAGTAAAATTTGATCCTGAACTTGAAGTTAAAAATTTATCAGAGGCCGTTGATAGCCTTAGCAAAGGTTTGGGAGAAGCGGTGCAATCAATACGCTCTCGCTGGATACCCGATCCAAAGGCCGCTTCTGATTTTGAAGAACGACCTACCCTTGAACAAACCAATTTAATTTTTGAGGCAAGAAAAGAACAGTTTTCCAGTTATCCCAAGTGGGCATAAAAAAAGCCCCTTGCGGGGCTTTTTTCACTCATTCTCCATCTCGGAGAAGTATTTCAGAGGATCCTTTTCCTGAACATCCTCTGACACAAGAGTTTCGGAAACATCGTCTTCGATGCTCTTAGAGTCGGTAAACTGAGAGCGAACATCATCGCCAACAGCCTTCTTAAACCGCTCCTGCAGCTCTTCAAAACTCTTAAACTGGCTTTTATCAACAAATTCCTTTAGGGAATACTGCTTTTTCCACAACTCTTCCAGTTTCTTGTCATCCCCGCCAAATAGGGCAGCGGGAGCTGCAAATTCGCTACGATCATAATTTACATAACCACCAACGTTGCGAATCTTGATCTTAAAATCTGCGCCAGTCCAAAAATTGAATGGATCAACTGCAACTTCATCCTGATATTCAGGGTGAGCCAAACTTTGAATCTTTTGAAAAATCTTGGTTCCATACTGGTACAGGAAGTTTTTTCCCTTGTTTTCTGGATTTGCAGGATCTTCAACCACCAAAATGTTGGAAATATAAGTCAACTTACGCTTACGGTTCCTTGCAACATTTTTGTCATCCTCAATACCACTGTTCCAGAGTTCAGTGTTGGATGCACAAACCGGGCATTTTTGTCCTAGAGTTGTTGGGCAGTTTTCATAAAACCAACCACCCTTGCCCTTGAACGTGTGGCTGTACACAGCCACAAATGGACTATCCTCACCATCAATCTCTGGCAAAAAACGAATAACGGCATATCCGTTGCCAGTCTTGTCGATACCCGGCTTCCACATTCTTTCGTCTTTGTAGCTTTCCTTGCTTGAAAGCTTGTCAAGGCGTTCACTTAGAGATGCGATTGAGTTCTTACTCTTCTTCTTAAAGTCTGAAAAATTTGGCATATGTGTCTTTCCCCGAGGTTCTACCTCGGCCTAGTAGTTACATTAATATATAACACGGATTCTATTAGTCAAGTGGCAACCCACGTTGTTTTTTCTTTTTCAACAGATGAAGCTGTTGAGCTTCATATTGAATTTTTTCTATAATTGGCTTAGTTAAAAGTTTTCCAGAGGCACTAGGATCCAAACCCATTTCCTCGGTAATCTCCAGAACAGAATCCATAAAGGAAAGATTTGTCCTTTGAACTCTTTCTATAACTTTATTTGAAAATGCCTCTTTGGCTTTATCATCCATGTACATGTCGTTATTATATAACATATCCTAGGAAAACCAATAAATTAACGAGTATAAATATTGATGAAACTTTGTTTGAGGACCAACAATGCCACTAAACCCACTTTACGGATCAGATTACGTTGTTATCAATACAGGAGCAACCTTTGCTCTTGCAGCTGAAGGTGTTTATAACGCCACTTTAGGTGCAACTTTATATGCACAATTTTCAAAGTTGGCATATGGAATAACTGGCACGTACACTCCTGTTAGCTCAAGCGATCCACTTCCGGTCAGCGTATCTGCAGGATTAACTGCAAACATTGCTGGGTTTTGTGGACCAATAGAAATATTTGGAAATGCATCTGCTACGCCGGTTCCTGTAAGTGGAACCGTTACCGTCACTGGATTGTCTGCTTCTCCTCTTTATGTCCAAACATCAGCAAACTGCTATGTTGAAGTAACAGGCGGGATTCCTCTAACAAAAACAAGAGATGCTGTTTCTGTATTTGGTCCTTCTGGTAGCACTTGGGTTTTTGCCAATCTAGTTAATAGTTCTGGCTCTGAAATAGGAACAACTGCAAATCCAATATATGCAAATATTATAGGTGCTACAATTACTGCAACTATTGCGGCAACTATTGGTGTAACTAATGATTCTGCTGGAAATGGATTGCGTATACAAGGAATGAGCGGTGGTACAAGCGTTTCCGTTAGCGTAGGAAATACCGTTGGGATAAATGACACTGCAATTCTTTCAGGAATTACACAATGCTATGCTCAACTTGTTACACTGAATACCAATCTTGGAACAATAGGAATTTCTGTTCCTTCTTCATTTAAAACCAATAGAGTTTCTGTTACAACATCGGCTGCTCAAATGGATTCATCTGGGTTTACATGCCAGTATGGAGTTAATATTAAAGCACTAGCAACCAACACTCAATTGATTTATTTTGGAAATACAAGTGGAGTATCATCAACATCAGGATATGGTTTGGATCCAGGCGAAGAAGTATTTTTGAAAGTAAATAATACCAATACAATATATTCAATTTCTGGAAGCGGTACACAAGCACTATTCTTCTCAGCTTCTTAAAGTAAATAATGGCATTAGATTCACCGTATACTCTTAATAATGTGAGAACCATGACCAATTATGGTTTTTATATTATTGGAAATACATATGATCCAATATTTACCAAAGGAGTAATAAATTCTAAACCAAACATTTCAATTAATGGTGCAACATGCATAATTGATTACTCCCACGTATTTGATGTATCTGAAGTAATATACTTAAAAAGAACTTTTGGTGGTTTGAGCGCAGGCAATACTTTTGGCATGCCTCTTTCAAATTATTATGATGAATTTTACAGTGTAAATACCACAGTTGGTGGAACTTGTACCTTTAATTCTACTTTAAATGATGGAAAAATTATAGTTGGAACAAGACTTTCGGGATTTACTTTAAATACCGATTACAATTATTATAGCAAAGAAAATTTTACCACAGTACCTCAATATACATTTAATGCTACTGGTGGAACAATTGGTTGTTTTTTAGTAAATTCTTTGCCTAATTTAAATAAATTGTCATTTAAAAAACTAGGAATTGTTGGTTCTATTTTTGGATTTGAAGAATATATAGATTTATCTGGTGGCACAGCTGACAATGCAACTCGTATTCCAGTTTATGGAACAGTTACTCTTAAAGATGGGCAAGAAGTTTTGTATTTTACGAGTGGAGGAACAACACAAAACTTTATCAATACTGGTACTACCTTAAATTTGTATCTCCGAGGTAGACCAAGTTTGCTTACTGCACCATATACGTCTGATACAACAGGCATTTTTACAATTTATAATTCTTCAACTGGAAATCTGTTGTATTGCTTTGCTAATCAATCTTTAAATCAATCAACACTACGAAAATATCTTTTGACTAGTCCGTATGTTGGATATTTTGATTCGTGTCCATCTTGTTATGATCTTATCTATGGAGATGTTGGAACGTCTTGGTCTACGGTTTTGCCAGAATTTACAAATCTCATATACATAAAGTTAACAGAAACATCTACAGTTGAAACTGTTACGGCTCTTTCAACTTATACTACAAGTTCTTCTTTGTTTCCAGTAACTATAACATCTTCCAGTAATAATATACTTAAAATTGATCTAAGTCACCCATCTTTGATTGGATACAATCTTCAATTATATTATGATGGATCATATAATATTCCTGTGGGCACTGCATTTAATGTATATGGTGTAGCGGGCTACAATGGTTCATATGCAATTCTTACATCATATGTATCCCCATCTACAATATATGGAGTACTATCAGGCAAACAAAACCTGTATTTTACTATAGCAGTATAAAAACCCCCTCGATTGAGGGGGTTTTTGTTTAAACTAATCTAATTAAAATTTAACGAGAACGGTTGCGGTTAATACGGTAGTATGAACGTCCATTCTTGGTCACTCGACTAACTGTATAGTTCATGTCGAAGCGATCAAAAGCCTCGCGCAGATCGTGCATAGTTGCACGCATATTGCGCACCGCAAAGCGCTTGCGAGCCTCACCGGCAGTTAGAGTTGCACCAGAACGCATGTAATCAAACACTCTCTGAATCTTTGTCGGACGATCAACAGTAGTAATTTCCATATAACTTTCCTTTCTTAAGAAGTTGCTATATACTAGCACCCAATACTTGACTGTCAAGCAATTCCCTAAATAATGTTGACT